TATCTATCAGCCATTGTACACCAATTACCTGCCCAACAACAGACCCGTTGTATTTTCTGTCCAGCAAACTAACCTCCGCTGTGACCATATCAAAAACCCTCGGCTGTGGGTACTTTGAGCTGTCCACTCGGAGTGTGAAAATCGGGCGAACCTTATGAATGTCCTCCATCACCCTCAACGCCTTGTCGCCTGCTTCCGCTTTGGTCATGAGCAAGCTTTCATATTCCTGCACCTTCTTAACTCGGTGTTCGTCGATAACTTCCTGCTCCCAATTTTTGTTTTCGTCAGACTGCCAACTATCCGCTCGCCAATTTTTCCCGAACTTCACCAAGCAAGAACTTGCGTACAGCTCGGCATTCCGCTTAATCGGCATATCCGAATTGCGTATATCTATCGGTCTAATGTCTGCAACAATCGGGCGTGTCGGGAGGTCTAGCCTTATTGTCCTACGCTCTGTGTCCTCGTATCTAAACCCTATGTTCGTTCCGTTCTGCAAATCCTCTATCCACTCGTAGACCTTCTTGGCTTTGTCCATATAAAGTGCCACGCTTGCAAGGAGGGCTTTCTCGGCTTCCAACTCCATGATGTCATAGTTCGAGTTGTTATAATCCACGTCAAATATCCGCTTATTCAAGTCAACAATAATCTCGGCAGGGTTCGTGATGTTCCTCATCTTGCCTGTTACGTAGACCTTCAACAGCCCCTTCGTCGGGTCTGCGTCTTTGCCTGCCTGTGCGTTGGTGAGGGTAAATGTCCCTGCGGTCGAGAAATCAGCGTGAGCAACCGCTGTCAGCGTGTCCCCTTCGGTGTAGACCTGTGATATGCTCGTCACCTTCTCGCCCCACCTAAACACCACCTTGCCACCGCCTGTACTAATCGGGTGGGCAGGCACCTGGATAACATCGCCATAACCGTCGGGGAGCAGAACCGTCTTTTTCTCCCACCCAACGCCTGTAACGTATTTATCCAAAATCTCTATCTCCTCGGAGGGGTGCTCGGTCTGTAACCGCTCCCTCTTGTCAGCGATGTCTATCGTGAACTCTTGCGTCGTCGTCGTGTAATCCCGAATATATCCGCTAAACATCAAGATAAGGTCGTCATAATCGTCGCCCTCTTGACCCCTCTTAATCCTAATATTGTTACCGTACAGCTTTTCATCAACGTCAAAGTGACCGTCATTCACCATCACCACACTCCCGCCACCAAAGGCGATTATTCCATACTGGAGAGGGTCGGTTGCGTCACTTAGTTGTGGTACGCTTTTGACAATAGGTCGGTATAACTGGTTTCTAAAATACCTAACGGTGTCGGAGCAATAACCCCACCCCTGCCCTGTCGCAATCGTCACAATTTCGGGTGTCCAAAAGTGGGGGAAGTGGATATATAACTCTTGGTTGTCGTAGTCGAAATAGAATGAGCTCTCTTGCGTCAGAAGGTCGCCAAGAGAGCTAACCTCCTCCACATCAAAGGTTGTATTCAGCACCACCCCTGTAATGTTCTTCGCAACATCGTTATAATCGCCACTCGCTCCAAAGGTCGTAGTCCAATAACTAGCTATCGAGTGGGGCGAAGCAGGCGAAATTGCAAGGACAGACGAATAGACATAGGGGGCATAAGGCGTGAAGCTTGCAAAGAGAGGGCTAATCTTGTCTATTTCAACGACTACGAACATCTATGCTCCTATACTAAATGCGTTACTAATGCTTCGTGCAAATATATTTTCTGTGCACTACTGTCACTGCTGATTAAATTTTTTCCATCAAAGGCAAGCCCCCTTGGAAAGGAAGAGGGGGAATCAAAGCTCCTTAAAATGGAGGGAGATTTTCCATCGAGAATGTATATTTTATCTTTAGGGGGACTCGCAATAACTAGGTTGGCTCCGTCAAAAGCTACACCAGAAACCCCAGTAATAGGCAAATTAAAGCTCGTCAAAACTGTAGCAGAAACTCCACTATGTATTGTTACAGAAGCATATAGTCCGTCATTTACACTGATTAGATTAGTCCCATCAAAAGCAAGCCCCACAGGAAAGCTCCCAGGGGCTTTAAAGCTCGTTAAAATAGAAGCCGAAATCCCGTTATGGATATATATTTTAGCATCTCCACTAGAAAACCCACAGCTTATTAAATTAACTCCATCAAACGTTATGGAATGAGGACCAATGGCAGGAGAGTTAAAACTGGATAGCACTACTTCACTTATTCCGTCATGGATGTATATTTCTTTTGCAGCAAGGTCGCAACTGATTAGATTAGTCCCATCAAAAGCAAGCCCTCTTGGGTCACTATTGGGAGAACCTAAACTCAAAGCAGGAGCTACTGAATAAGTAAAGCCCAGCCCCCTATTCTTTAATGATATATTTTCAAATTTAACATTGTCTGTTGTTTTAACCCCTTGATCCATAGGGTACAAAAGGTTATCACCCTGCCCTGTATTCAGCGTTTCAGCCTGCAACTTCTGAACAGCGTCATATCTATATTTGACCCAATTACTGCCACTCTTGCGTATCTCGTAAGGCAACAAGGTATACGCCCCCAAGGTCATCGTTCCGTAGGCGTGGTTGTAGCTATACCCCGAAATGTCGCTAACGAAACTTGCACTCAAGGTGGCATTGCCTGTGACCCGAACGTAAACCTTGCCGTCTGCAGGGCTTCCGCTTATCGTTTCATCGCCACCCTCAACTTTGTACAAGCTTCCGCCATGGGCAATATAGCTACCCAAAGCCACCTTCGGTTTATCCGCTGTCGTCGGGTCGGTCAACACGAAAGCCTGCATATTCACCTGCGTCATGAAGCCCATCATGTGGGCGTTCTGTGCAACATAATCTGAAACATTAGTCGGCACGCTGTTCGGCGCTACGACCTTATTTATCGCCATTAGTTCACCTCCATAAAATCAAAGCTAACAGTATCGCCTTCCTCTAAATGCACGACACCTAAATCGCTTGTAAACACGCCATACAAAGGCGGAAAATCGCTATCTTGCCAAAGGTCTAAATAGAACGGTTCAGTCAATCCACATTCGTAAAACACCGCTTCAATCGCCTCCCTTTCGGCTTCCGATAAAAACGGTATCTCAACGTTGCCACCCCTCCGCACGCTCCCCTTCCTGCCTGCGACCTGTCCGTCACTTGAAAAGGTCGGGGAATCAGAACTCACCAATGGCATATCCTGCTCGGCACTTTTCTTGAAATACAAACTGTCACCTATGAATATAAGCCCAACATATAGCTCCACCGCCCCGACTAAATCAATCTCGACTCGGCTTGCTTCGACCTCTTTATGCACGACAAACTCTGTCCATGTGTCGACCAACCCACCGTCATAAAACCTCACCGCAACACTCAACGCATTGTGAAACATCACGAACAGCGAGCTAACCTTCTCAACACCCCCCCAATCGGCACTTATCGTTGTCGTGGTAGTCCCATCAGCGGTCCTGAACACCTGTTTCTTCCACCGTTCCACGACGTTGTAAACTGGATAACTTGTATGTTCATTCGTCGCTGTAATCACCGCATCTTTCAGCAGGTTCCTATTCGCTATTATCATTTCACCACCCTTGCGTCAATCTTCCCATACCTTCCGCTGTTTATCCCCTTGACCGTCGTGTCGATTATCGGCTTCGAGTCCATAAACACCTGTAGGTGAATATCGCTTCCGCCAGCAGGACCAATCGCCACCCCTTCACGCCTAGCCTGTTCCGCCAAAGGTGCAGGCAAAATCATCTCGTTCCTATGCACGACCGCCTGTGTGTCCCTCTCTATCCGCATAGACCCAACATCAAAGCTCGGCAACGGTTGTGACGCTATCGTAGCGAGCTGTAACGCCCCTGTGACCCCTGCAAACGCCATCAGCGGAATATTCGGCATCGCCTTGATTATAGCACTTGCGGTGTCGATTATCGCACTAAATATCGCCAACGCTTTATCTCGCTGTGCCTGCTCTCTTTCCAAACGCTTCCGCTCGGTGGCTAACGCTTCCTCGGTTGCGAGTTTCTTGTCAGCAAACTCCTCCTCAATCTCTAGCCTCCTAATCGCCTGTCGTTTCAAATCGGCGGTTTCATCGTCGCCTGCTCGGATCGCCTCCTCTAATTCTTTCTGCAACCGCTCCATCTTCGTTTCTTCAAGAACGCCCTCCTGCTCTAGCTTCCGTTGCATAGCCTTGTCGAGGAGATCTAGCTCCTTGTTCAGCTGTTCGTCTAGCTCCTGCAACCTCGCTTGGCTTTGGGCACTCATCAAGGCTCCGAGTGACGAGAACACCGAGGACACCTCACGCAAAACGGAAACGGTCGTGTTCTTCCACTCCTCCGACTTCTCCTCGCTTTCTGCGAGCTTCTTATTAAAGCCCTCGACCATTCTTGCGAGCTTCTGAAACTCCTCACTTGACGGTTCAATTCCATTTCTAAGCATATCGACCATCGCATCTTGCGTGGCTCCTATCATACGCCTATAATACGCCTGCAAGTCGCCTGCGACCTGCAATTGGTAAGACGACTCCCATAACTCCTCGTTCCACTCGCCCATTATATCTTCGGCACTCTTAGTGGAGTCTACAAACTCCTCGGTCACCTCTGCAAGCTTAGGCATTTTTCCCAACAATTCGGTAATCCGCCCATCGGTCGGAGCTAAACCGCTGTCGATGAGGTCCTTAATTGCGTTGGTGTATATAGACGTCTTCTCGGCATCGAGGTCAAACGCTTCTCCCAACGCTTCGTGATATTCCACCGCCCTCTCAACCGCTTCATTGGCAAGGTCAATTATCGCCTTGCGTGCTTTCTCTTTCTCGGCGAGGTCTTCGGTTTCTTTGGCTTGCTCCGCTAACAATTCGCTTTGTTTGACGTAAAGCTGGTTCAGAACTTCTGTGCGAACTGCCAACATCTCGGTGCTTAGCGTTGCGGTGTCCATCTTTTCATAGCGGTCAATCAACGCCTGCGTGCTTTCTAGGGTCTTAGTGCTAAAGCCTGCTATGACGTTCTTAGCCTTATCGACTGCGTAATTGTGTAGTTCTATCGCATCGACCATCGCCATAGTTTTGTTGTATATTTCTTCGTTGTGCTTGATATATTCTATCAGCTCTCGGTCGCCATCGACATACGCCATCGCAAGGCTTCTAATAAGAGCCTCCTGCCCCTGTGTCGACTCTCCGATCTTCGTGTCGAGCTCTAGTTTATCCCTTTGAAGCTTGGACAGCTCTTCGACCGCTTCGCCATAATCCCACCACGAACGCCTTAATTGCTCGGTAGCAACTTGCGTCTCTTTCATTCCCCAACCTAGACCTAAAAGCTCGTTGGTTATCTGCCACATCACTTGGTCGATGTCGGGAGTGGACACGAAATCCCTGAAGCTGTCGCCTGCAAACTTGGTGTTCTTGGTTATCGACTCCCACGCCTTGTCTGCGTCACCTATAACCTTCTCCCAAGCCCCCTGTAGCCTAATGTTCTTCGCTACCGATTTATTCAGCTTCGGTAGCTCTTTTTGAGCTTCCTCATAGACCTTTATCATGTCAAGGAGGGCGGTCCTTAGCACCGCTAGAGCCTGTGTTTCCATCGATTGCGTAAGGACATCGGTGCTGTCCCTCGCTTCGCTCTGTGCACTCTTATAGCGTTGCAGGGCGGTTTCTACGGTGTCAAGCGAGTCCTTTAGCTTGCTCGCTGTCGTGACCTGCCCTAACATTCGGTCGGTGACTTGGACTAAAAGCCCGACAACAGGGGCTATCGCCTTGGTCTTGAACGCTTCAAACGCTTTTGTCAACGCTAGAATATTGTCACCTAACCGTACGCCCGAGTCAATTAGCTCATCTTCGTAGACTAGCCCTAAACTGTGGGCGTCATCTCGGAGCTTCTCTATCTCATCGGATCCTTGGTTCATCGCTGGAGCCAATTCTGTGGCACTTCTACCTAAAAGCCTACTCGCCATCGCTGTCCGCTCGGTTTCGCTCTCTAAATCCGAAAGGGCAAGAAACACCTCGCTAAACAATGCCTCTTGGTCTTTCATCTTGCCATTGACGTCTAACACCTCAACGCCGAGTTTCTCGAACATCGCTGTCGCTTCGCTACCGCCCTTGGTGACCGCATCTGCCTGCGTCGATAAGGTCTTCATCGACATTTGTAGACCGTCGATGTTAGCACCTGTCTGGGCGAGAATATAATCCCACTCCTGAAACCCCTGCCGACTCATGCCGATTTTTTGGCTCATTTTATCGACTCGGTCCAGAACGACCGTCGACTGCACCGCAAGGTTGCCCAACTCCTTGACGACCTTCACGACCGCACCAACGGTCACCGCACCCATCGCCACCTTCGCAATCTTGCCGACTGCGTCAAACTTCTTGCCTGTGGTATCGAGTCCCTTTTCGGCACCCTTCGTGTCTGCGGTTATTTTATATACTAACTGGTCAATTATTCTCATCTTCTTGTATAGTCCATCGGCTTTATCACGATTTTATCACTCGGCTTTGTGGCAAACCCCCACTCTTCCTCGCTCAAAAAACCTGTGCAAACTTGTAGGTCGCCTAAGTCCATCTCGTAGAAAAACTCAAACTTCGACCTAACAAGCCCTTTCGACCTCAAGAGGAAATAAACTCGCTCAAAATATATGTCAGCTATTTCACGACCGTTGCTTTTTTTTTACCTTTCGTGGGCGGTATGTCTTTCTGCATAGAGAACACGATAAACTCCATCAACATCTCGTAATCACATGCCTGCTCCCACCAGCTACGTTTAAACTCATAGCCATTCGCAATCAGTATCGCCTCCACGACCTCGAAAGTCAGCTCAATCTGCTTGTCCAAATCTTCTTCATTGTCGTGTTGCACTATTAGCTGTGTCGCCATCAAGGGGACAATCCCTATTTCAAAGACAGTCCCCATTACGTCAATTTTTATTTTCGAGCGGTTTATTCCTATCTTCATTTAAGCACCATTCGCCAAGAAGAAGTTCAACAACCGATTGGCATTTACAGGATCGGGTTTCGCTGTGAAGCTAACCGTAATCTCATTCAGCCCATCTTCATTCAGCCCCTTGAAGTTCATGCTTCCCCCGCTGTCGACCGTCGCATTGTACAGCGTAAACTGCCAATCAATATCGGTCGCTGGAGGGGTCGTGCCCGACGCATCCTCAACATAGTGGGTCAGCTTAAGCGTCGCTCTTTTCAAAGTGAACCGCTCTGTGCCAACGTAATCCACATTCTCACCTGCATAAGCACCACCGCTCACCTTGTCAGCTTCAAGGAAGCCTGGGAATAAGCTAGCAATCACCTCTGGGTCAAAGTTCCAGATCGCACTCGGTGCAAAGTTCACAGTTGGGCGGTAAGCTTCGTCTACCAACCCCTCATAGTTCCCTGCGTCAATCTTCCGCTCCTCCCAGTTGTAGGTAAAAACCCCACCGCCTGCGAGTACACCAACATCTTTGAAATCCCCACCTTCGGGCTTAATCTCTAGTCTAAACCCATCGGGGAACAGTATTTTTTTCTCACCTGTTTGTCTAGGCATTGTAAATCCTCACATCAACAGGAGTGTTCCAAAGGTTCTCACCCTCAAATATGCTCCTGTGTATCGTACATTGTGAATAAACCTTTCTGCCTGCGTACTTCGCAACCGCTCGGTTTATCTCTCCATAGACCAAAGACGCCAACACATCAGCGTCGCTCTCGTTCGTCTGCCTGCAATTTACGGTGTACGTCAGAACCTGCACATCATCGGGCGTAATCGGCGACACTCGGTAAATCTGTAACAATCTACGTAAATGTTGAAGCTCCTCGGGTATCACCTGCTTGGTCACAATCGCACCATAACCGCCAATTGTGTCCAACATCGCTACAATCGAGTTCTTCCTCAACGCTTCCACTAAATAGCTTGTCATCTTTCAGACCTCACTAACCGATCCATTGCTTCGGCATTCCATTTCTTCATCACCTGCTCGGCTGTCGCTCCGTCTAGCACTAGCTCTTTCGCTGGTCGCAAAAAGGGCTGGGCGGGCTGGTACATCGTGCCATATTCTTGATGCGTTGCGTGCTCAACGTTAGACCCAACATACGCTTCCGCTTCCTTTAGCCCCGCCTGTTCCAGCGGTGGTGCTTTCTCGCCTTTATCCTTGTTAAGCTCAATCCCTGTTTGGTTCTTGGTCGCCACAGAAATCGAGTTCCGTAACTGTCCCAAATCGACAGGTGCTAATAATTTAGCTTGGTTGGCGAGCTTAATTGCCATCTCTAGCACCAATTTCTCGCTCGCTTCCCTTATCGCTTGCTTAACTCTTGTCACCTAGCACTCCCTTTGCGTCGCCTAAAACATACTTGTCGCCCCATACGGTAAAGGTCGTCAGTATATCTGGCATCTCCGTTCGCTTTAGCCCGAAGGTCCATACGCTATCTTGAAACATCACATTATCGACCCCGACCAATTCATAGAAAACACCGTCAATCTCGGCGACGTCGCTCGTATCAACCGCTTGCTCGTAGACTCCGACAAAATCACTCTGGTCTATAATCTTATCCAAAACTAATCCCTGCATCGCACTTGCCTGGTAGACAAACGCTTTAATCTCACCCCTTATCTTATAGCCCTTTTCAACCTTCCCTGTCGTCGGGTTGTAAGTAGCCGAGGAGTAATACAAGATTAACGCTGTCCGCTTCCAATCGCTAAAATGCTCTAACACTTCTTAACCTCGGATATCCCAAATCGTCTAATAATTCTTGTGGATAGTTCCACCTCCTGTTTACATCTAAAGAATAGCTAACAGACACAGGTCCAATCGCCTTGCTCTGCACCTTGTCACCTGCCACAACTGGCTGAGCATTGCCTGCTCGGTAGAACACCATTCTAGCAATCGCCTGCCATTGTGCAATCGTAACCGTTGCCACAAACTCATCAACATCATCAGTCGCTTTAGCGCTCAAAATATAACCGTCACTCTTGACGCTTTTTACATAAGTGTCAGCCTTCAAATTAGGAGAATAAAGGACCGCTCCGAGTGCGAGCTGTGCGGTAGTCTTCAAAATGTCTTTACCACTCGCAACCCTCCCTGCGGTCCATCTATCCATTGGGTCGTTCAATATGCGTCTAACATCGGCACTAACAATCGGAATAAACATCTCTAGCTCGGCATCGTGGTCGGTCCCCACAATCCCTAACAGAGCCTTAACCTTTTCTAGCGACATTAAATTGAGCATACTCTCTCCAACTCGGCTTTCTTCATCGAGCTATAGCCAACGACGCCTTTCGCCTTAGCAATCTCTCGTAGCTCCTTGACGGTAAAGCTCACCTCTGGAGGTTTCACCACCGCTTTCGGCTCCACGACCTCGACCGCTATTCTATTAGCAATCCAGCGTCTTCCTGTGTCCGCATCGACCCCATATTCGGAGTCACGTCTATACGAAACCCCGAAATGGTAGGTCGTCTTTAGCATTCTTACAATCATTTTGTCATTACCGCAAAAGGATAGCCTGCCCTGTTGGGGTTCAACTGATGGATAGGATTAGGCAATACCCACCCTAATCTCATCACAACCCTCAAAGCGACCATATCGTTCTGCATCAAGTTAGCGACAATCTCGCCATAGTCGTTGGTCACGACCCCTTCGGTGAACAGCTTAAAGGTAATATCTTGGCGAATACTGTACTTGGCTTGCTTCATGTCGCCCACGATTAGGCTTGCAACAGTCTGGTCGAAACTAGCGTTCTTGCTGTAGTTAATCGTGTGACCGTATAAAGCGTCAGGGTCGGTCATCGTTCCACCACTAAACAGCGGATAGCCACCAGTCCCTCTTAGGTTCCTTAGCTTGTCTTTCATTCCAACGGAAGCAATAAAGCCTGTAGGGTCAAACCCTTGCGCTTCAATCTTGCCCATAAGGTTGGAAATATCCACGCCTAAGTCGGCTCCTGCTCCTTCTGCGACAACGTTCCCTCTGCTTAAAGCGGTAGGTACAATCCCTGTCTCCCAAGAAGCAGGTCTGCCTTGTCCCCAAATAATCGCTTCATCAATACGCTTGCCGAATGCCTCGACAATTCGTGGTCGTAACTCTGCCCAAATATCGTAGTCAGCGTCAGCTAAGACCTCTTCGCTAATCGCTAACACGATAGCAATAGGCTCGGCAACAATCTGTTTCTTCGCCCATTTAGCGTCACCTGTGGGTTTAAGTCCACCTACCCCTTCTAAGGGGTTGTAAGTCCCGTCAGCGTCAGCACCGTAGGTCAGGTCGTCATAAACTACACCTTCCACAAACTGTGCGTCAACTAGGCTGTCAAGAACAGGCATGGTTGCTGTTCTGCTACTCATATTTGGGAGCCTTGCAAATTGACTCAAAACAGCACTTTCTTCTGCCACACCGTCAATAATCTCGTTCAGGGTTTGAACGGGAATCAACGGAAGAGCATCTTTTTCTGAAATCATCTTAGACATAATTTACCTCATTCCTCGTAAAATCTTGTTCATATCGACTGTTTCGCCTGTAGCACCCTCTGGGGTTCTGCCCTTTAGCTTCGAGTCGACCTCTGCCTGCACCGCTTCTCTGAATGCGGTTTCAAACAGCTTTATCTTTTCGAGCGTATCCTCTGCGGTTTCGCCCAATAAAATCTTGGCAAAGCCGACTGGAAGTTTCCGCTCATTGAGCTCGTCGACCGCTTCGAGTTGCAACTCTCTAACGGTCAATTCCTTGTCTTTCTTCGCCAACTCATCGGCACGTTTCTTGTCTTCCTCGGCTTTCTTCTCGTCTGCCGAGAGCTTGGCTAAACGCTCCGCTTCCGTTTTCGCTTCTTCCAACTTGCCTGTCCATTCCTTCTCCCACTTGCTTTTAGCGGTGTTCAAGGCTTCCTGCACACGCTTGTCGGCTTCGCTTTGGAGTTTCTTATCAAGCTCCTCTTGGGTAAATGTAAGCACCTTCTGGTCCTGTTCTTCAACAGCCCCCTTAGTTTCTTTTTCACTCATAACATACGCTCCACTTTTTCAATGTCCTCTAATCGGTCTACCGATTGAGTCTTTTCTACCTCTACAAAATGTATCGGATAATTCAAAGAGAGGAACCGAGTTATTTCGATACCCTCCCACCCTTCGCCCTCCCCGAACCGTCTTAACTCCGCTCCGTTGAAAGCATATATACCAATATGCTGGTAAACCTTTCGGCTCATAGCATTCCTTTCACCTGTGATAACCTTAACACAATCTTGATTTTTGTCAAGGTTGGCTATTCCTGTCACGACCTTATCGGGGTTCGCAATCTTAGCTTCAACAATCGCCCGAACGGTGTCCTCACTAATAAGCGGTTCATCTCCCTGAACATTTACATAGATGTCCGCCTCAATCGACTCGGCAAGCTCAACTAACCTGTCGGTTCCGCAATCAGCTTTCCTTTGCGTAACGAACACGTCATAGCCTGCTTGGGTCACTACCTCCGCAATCGGTAGGTTGGGTGTCGCCTATCTTCTTGAAGCTCGGCAGGTTGTCCAAAACTCTAAGCACCATCTCCCGACCCTTGATTTTATACAAAGGTTTATTGGGAAAGCGTGTGCTTTCTAACCTAACGGGCACTACCACGAGTACGTTCATCTATCAACCCCTCCAACACGCTGTCATAGACAAGCCTGTTATCCCTGCGTTTTAGCACCTTCAAGAAGTGCAGTTGAGCGTCAACGTCATGCCACCGTTCGTTTACCTTGTCGGCTCGCTCGTTTTCGCCCACATCTCCATAGCCCTTGTAGACCCCCGAGCGGTAGAAATCGAACCCTAGAACATGCAAGCTCTTCAACTGGCTCTGCAAAAGGTGAGCAATCGCACTCACGCCTGTGTTCGGTGCAAGCCTGCCGACCTCTTTACGAACCTTGAAGAAAAACTCATGGTCCATCGCTGTCCACTTACGACCCTGCAAGAACGGTCCCACCGCCCTAATTCTACTGCTCCTCGACTCATGCCTTGAAACAACCCATTCACAATCCCAACTCTCGACCTCCTCCTGCGTCACCGTCAGCTTGCCATCGGCGTTGTGGTTTCTCCTCGACAGAATATGATACAACACCGTTGTCCTAGAGCCATAATCCTCGGGCAACGCAATCGGCAAAGCGTGGTTGACTCTAACAATTACATCAAAGCTGTCGATATATTCCCCTAACCCCTGCCCGACCATATAGCCTGCTGGACCCACGATTACCACATTCTTCCCGACAAGCTCGTCTAAGTATTCAGCCTCGCCCCACATCTCGAAAGGTAGCCCCCTCCGCATTTGACGTTCTGCTAATGTCCCGATGATTTCAGCCATGTCATCAGCTCCTCAAATTGTTCGAATGTTATGCTCTGTGCCGAGTCGGTCAAAGCCATCTCGGGGTTGTCGTGGACCTCTATTAGAAGCCCATCAGCCCCTGCACTCATCGCCCCCTTAGCCACAGGCACGACCAAATCCCTCCGCCCTACTGCGTGGCTCGGGTCTGCAATTATTGGAAGGTCGCACAACTGCTTCACCGCTGGAATACACGACAAATCAAAGGTGTTCCTAGTATAGTTCTCAAAGGTCCTTATCCCCCGCTCGCATAAAATCACATTCTCGTTGCCTTCGCAAATGATATAATCGGCGTACATCACGAACTCCTCAATCGTCGTCGCCATTCCCCTTTTCAGAATTACAGGCTTATCCTGTCTGCCGAACTCTCGGAGCAGCTCACTTGCGGTCTGGTTCCTCGTGCCAATCTGGAATATGTCCACATAATCGTAAAGGACCTCTATCTGCTTAGGGCTCATCGCTTCCGACACAAAGGGTAGTCCCGTAACCCTCTTGGCTTCCACCACGAACTCTAAACCCTCCACCCCTAGTCCGTTGAACCTGTGGGGGCTGGAACGAGGCTTAAATAACCCTCCTCGCAAGTGGGTTGCTCCTTGCTGTTTTACAAACTTGGCAATCTCAATAAAGTTCTCACCCTCTACCGAACAGGGTCCTGCTATAATCATTTTTCCACCTTTACCCTTCCTGCAACAATATCAACACGCTTTTTGATTTCTTCCCAATCCAACACACCATTTTTTGTAGGAACCCCAATTGCTAAGTCGTCAATATATGCGTGAGCAAACGCTTTAGCACTTGTTGTCCATACGCTTTGGGTAGGATTTTCGTTAACACCAAAGAACTTAACACCATTCTTTGTGCAGTATGCTAGAGCCTCCTCTAGATATTCGCAACTTCGCATTGTCCATAATATCAACTTGTATCCCTTAGCTTGCCATTCTTTCATTGTTTCAATCGCTAGCGGGATTGGCTTGCCAATGTAGGGGAAATTATGCTCAACGATCGTTCCGTCAAAGTCTATTGCTATAATCATTGTTTCTCCTTCGCCCACTCTTGGTAGGTTCTATACTCTCTAATTCCACCCTTCTCCCTGCGGAGCTCGGGCATCTCATCAATGACATAAATATAGGTGCACCGACAATTTATATTCTGGCCGTAGTTGTCAAGAAGTCCAGGGGCTTCCCCCCTCGAACCATCGGGCAAAGTGAAAATCCCTTCATCGTCTGCTTCAACCCCATCCATCATTTGGTGGTCGGGTCGGGTTCGTGAGTCCAATGTCGACACCCACACCTTCTTGCCCTTCACCCCTTTGCTCTCGGCATATTCGGTGCTGTCTAGCTGTGCTATGCTCTGAACCTTATGAGCTTCGGTTCTCACAATCCGCAAAGCATAACGATTAACGTTGCCCTCCAGGGTTCCCTGTAGCTGTTTAGCCATATCTCGGTAACTGTCGCCCCGAATTAACCCTCTAGTAACGGTCTGGTTCACTTGGTCGATTACATAATTCCTGTTGGTCTTTAAGGCGTCTTTAACCTTATGTCCATTGAATGGGTTATTTATCGCTTCGACAATCGCCCTCTGCGGTGGCATCGCCCAGCTAAAATTGGCATTGTTCTCTAAAGCATAGCCTAAAATGTTATAAGCGTTGGTATAGATATCCTCTAGCCCCTTCTCCGCTATCCCCTCCAGCCTTTTATTAAGCTCAAAGATGATAACCTTCAACTCCGCCTGCAATTTCTCCAACCGTTTATACTTCGCCATCTCTTGGTAGGTCATTGGATATTTGGCATAAAACTCCGCCATAGTTGCTCTGATTTCCTTCAACGCTCCTGCGTACTCTTTGGCAATCTGTTTCTCTAGTTGAGGTGTTAGCTTGTCAACGAAACGCTGACCGTTTTGGTAGTCGACCTTAAAGCTCATCGGGCTCCTCAAAATCAGACAGTCTAAATGTCCCCTGTGCTTCAATCTTCTCCATCTCGTTGCTCGGGTCGTCAATGTACGGAATAATCGACAACAAGGTGTCGTCTGAAATTATCCCCTTGAGCATGCTCGCAATCTGCACTTGCTCAAGCTCATTCTGCGGTAGGTTGCGGTGGAACTGAATGTCAATCTCTCGCCAATCAAAGTCTCTCCCGCCTTTCATGCGGATTACATTGCATATAAGCTCGACCCTTCTTTGCAACGCTCTCTTGAACTTCCGCTCCTTGACGCTTGCGTTCCACTCTAGCCCTAGAAGTTTATACCTCAAAGCCACTCCGCTTGCGTTACCTGCAAAGCTCTCGTCTGTCAAATTAGGAGTCTGCGAGAAACGGTGTATATCCTCTGCGAGCCTTCTCTTGAAGTTCTCATGAGCACTATCTTGAACATCTTTCAACAGCCACTTGGCGTCACCTGCGTCATCTATCAACATGGTCCTCGACAGCTTCATTTTCTCGATGTCTTCGGGCTGTGTGCTCGATAGGTTCTTGAGCACCAAATAGGCGTCTGAGAAATATTCAAAGTCATTCGCAATATTCGACTGCGCTTTGTCATAAGCGTCAATCAACGTCATTACTCGCTCGAAATCGCCAATCCTATCATCATTATTCGGGAACTCAATTACAGGCACGTCGCCGATATAATGAAAATACCTCTCGATCTCTTTGCCCTTCTCGTACTTGATAACCTCGTCTTTGGTGTAAACCTCAAGGTGCTCAACATTGTCCCTCTGCCATCTGCGGATCGCCCTCAACGGTTCGGGCGTTATCTTGTCGTCGTAAATCACGACCATATGCTCGGGCGAAACCTCGTCAAACCTTATCCTTGCGTCTTCGTCTAAATAGACAATCTCAAACGCAGTCCCCCCGATGCTCGCAAACCTCGCTAACACAATGTTCTCATCTTGCTCATCGTTGTAGAGGAATATGTCTTGAAGCTCCTGCACGAACTCCTCATTCAGCGAGGTGTACCTTACAGGGCTCCCGAGGAAATACCCTATATTGACGTTCGTGATATAGCTCGGGAAGGCGTTCACGAGCTTATTATTCGGTAGCGTCTTCTTCCCACCCCTCCGCAAGATGTCATGCTCGCCACGATAATAGGCGAACAGCCTGCTAACCGCTTTCTTCGAGTTAAACTCGGCTAAATAATCGCTATAATTCATAATCCTAAAGCTCCTCTGTCTAGTGTCCTTATGGCATGTTTTCTTACAAGGTTACCAAGGGAATAGCGAAGTGCATCGATATAGTGGTTGTTCTTGTCTTCCAGAACTGGCATAACATCGCCTGTCAAACTGTTCACCTTGTAGCGGTATAGTTTCATTTCTTCAATCAGCCCCTCACAGCGAGGGTGAATTACTATCTTCTCAAAGCCTTTCAACAGCTCAATTCCATCTTCAACTGACCCCTTGCCCTTCAAAGATGGTCGCATATTCGGAAACCCTTTCTTCCGCATATAGCTAATCGTTTCGGGTCGTGAACTATCTGCATAACTCACCCACCTACGCAAGGTGGGGATACGGTCGAACATCTCCGACAGCTCATCAATGTCTACCCCGACCCCCCCGACGCTCTGGTCGACCCAAAGGCGGTCGTCTTTAATG